ACCGCAGCTTCCGACGATAAAAGCGTTGTAATTGAACCAGCCACAGATGGAAGCACAATAATTAGATTTGCCGAACAGACAAACAGATATTGGGGAATCCAATTTGAAGGCAACACCACAAATACAGGCGTAGCTACAAATGGAACGTGGGGCAGTACAGATTTCTTTGTTGGCTGTATAATGATGGGCGAGTATTATGAAATGCCACACGCACCAGATTTAGATATTAGACGAATGATCTCTTATAATAGATTAAATGATCTGCAAGAATCGCACGGTGGTCAAAGATTTAGCAATTTAAAGTCGTATGGTAGAACAGCATCAAGCACGTCTAAATCGCCCTTTACAACAGCTTCTAATGGATATGATATGTATGGTGGGCGTATTATATATGATATGAAATTTAGCTTTTTAACAAATACAGAATTAATGCCAGACGAATACAATATTTTAGCAGATGATGATAATTTTGTATCAGATGTATGGAATATGACGAATGGCAATCACTTGCCTTTTATATTTTCAATTGATAAAGATTCCGAAGGTGACAACAGCTCAACGACTGATGCAGAGAGTGAGCATATCTTTGGCCGGTTTGCTAATAACTCTTTAGATATGACACAAGTTGCACCAGAGATTTACAACATTTCATTAACAGTAGAAGAAGAATTTTAATGAAAACACAAATTAAAATATCCTTACCCTTTGTCAAGGGTATGTTTACTGCTTTTTCTATTATTTTAGTAGGCACTATTATTATTACGGCTTGTGAAGATATACGGATCGGTAAAACAAAGGCAGAAATTGCAAGGGAAATGTTTGTTACAGATTCACTTATAAAAACAATTCACGTTCAGATGGATAGTGTAGCTATGGATTTTAATAGATTGTATATAGATGCACAAAGAATTAATAATGGTCATTTTTAGAGTTTTATTTGTTATTACAATCTGGATATTAATATTGTCAAGCTGCACAACAACATCACCTGTTAATAATATTCCAAAAAAGATTAAAGACACTAATGGCAACTTGCATTATTATACAATGTACAGATTAACAAGTTTTCAACAACCTGTTAGATATTGTGAATTGCACGAAGAATGGGAGTATGTTGAATATATGACTAATTATCAAAGAGAAATAAATACAAAGGAAGTCATAAATTAGTGGGTGAAATTACTTTAAGCGTAATTGGTATTACTGTAATGATCGTAAGTATTATTATTATGTGGAAAGGTGCTAAATGGGATGAGTAAGCCAATAGGTGAAAGTTCAAGTTTAAACATAAGTTTACCAATGCTTATACAAGCGGTGGGCTTTATAGCTGCTATGGTATGGGGATATGGACAGCTTAACACAAGAATTAGTTTTCTTGAACATCAAGCACAAGGCAATGAAACCGCTATTGAAGAAATGAAGGCTATGCAAGATTTGCCTATTCCTTCGGATGTCCGACAGGATGAAAAAATCAGAAGAATTGAAGAAGAAATTATGAGATTAAGAGATGGAAAAAAATGATATGGTTTTACACACTTTGTGTGACTGCGATTGCGATTGTAATTGCGGATGCTAAGGGAACATTAGAACCCGCAATAAACAAATTTGAAGAAAAAATTGGAATTAGAACAGAGTTACCAGCAGACACAACTGATTTTGACTTAAATATTGAGGATTTTGAAATAGATGTCCAAAGGAATTAGTACAGATAGTACAATAAGCCTTAGTGTTGCGATGCTAATTAAAGTGGGTTTTTTAATAGCAATCGTAACAGGTTCTTGGTATCAAGCTCAGATGAAATTTGCAGAACAAGAAACAAGAATTAAAAATTTAGAAGATAAGGTTGTTGTTTTAAACGCTTCAATTGAAGGTATGGAACAAGAACACATACAGCAACTTGAACAAACGGTACAAGAGCAAAAATCGTTGCTTCAAAAAATAGGACTAAAAAGATGATGGAAACATACGCAGAGTATGGTGCAATTGGTGTAATTGTATTTTTATTTATTATGATGATTATGAATTTAATTAAAAGCCAAAAGATGCAGAACGAAGATTTAGATGCTATACGTCAAGCTAACGCCAAGCTAGAAACTAAAATGGGTAATGTTGAATCCATCGTTTTGAAAATGTTAGATCGCTGGAATAAATCAGATGATACAAGCCAAAGGCATAGGGAAGATATTGTAAAAGAATTAAACGATGTAACTGATGATCTTGCATATTTAAAAGGTCGTATAAACGGCAAAGCCTCATAATTTAAATACACATACCAAAGTACCCTTAAAACCCTCATATTCGCCTAATATGGGGGTTTTTTATATATTTCAAGTATGTATATACCTATAAATTTAGAGGGTAAATAAAGAAAAATAAAAAAAGTTGAATATTTAATATATTTTACATTACATTGTGCTATGCTTAAATCGACTATATCAAATAATTCGCCGGGACATTCACACAACGAACATACGTTCGAGGTCGGTTTAAGCTCTGATATATGTCCCGGTAACATTTCAAAGAGGAAAAATAAAATGAAAATAGACAGACTTACTTTAAAACAAGTTGAAAAATGTTTAGAAGATGTTAAAAATTTATTAGAATGTGAAGAAATGAATATTAAACATCATTTTCCAGAAGTTGATGCTACAAGACAATCTAATTTAAGAAAACACGGAAATTATGCAATAATAGAACGAGTTAGAAATAAATTGTACAGCATTGAGGATCAAGTTTTATCACATATACAAAATGAACCTGTTAATTAATAACGGAATCAAAAAGGGCAGATGTGTGGAACTTGAGATGAAGCCTCTGCCCGATTCCAATAGTAAAATAAAGCAAAAGAGGATAATATAATGAATGTAAGTAGAAGTATTTTTTTAGTTTCTTTATCTGTTTTGGCAGAGCAATACAAAAGCGTTTTTGGTCTTGCTAATGCTATGAAGAAGCAAATTGAAAAGAATATGGAAGATGATAGAACTTGTATTTTGACAAAAGTAAAACGCTATGGTGAAATACATTATGAACTATATTTTGACGATCCCCAAATGACTTGGGCAGTTGATTATGTGTTAGATTGGCAATTAGCTTTAAATAAAAAGCCAAGAACAGATGCAATCAATGGCTGTACGCTTGGTATATATAATTAAATGAATAGAGGAATCACAAGAAATAACCACTCTGAAGGTACTATTCCTCGCCTTTTAGTCATTGCTCTCTCCTTGACCAGAGTGGTTCACTTTAAAGAGGAAAAATAATGGATTACGAAGTTAAAGTTAAAATTCCAATGTATATAACAAAGACTATATATGTTGATGATGCTACAAGTAAAACAGATGCACGAAAAAAAGCTAAAACTTTTATAAAAAATGGTTGGGATGGATATAATTTTAGCGGTGATAGTCAAGATGATAATTATAACGATTCTAAAGCTACAATTTTAGAAGTTAAAGAGGAAAAATAATGAGTAAAGTATCTGAATATTTTGAACCACATATTTATTTTCCAAACGAATTTCCACCACCAGAAGAACCTATTGAGGTGTATAGTGATTGTTGTGGGTTTAGAATTATTTTAAACGATATATGCTCAAAATGTAAAGAGCATTGTAATCAAACTAACGAGGAGTAAATATGTCAGTACAAATACACGGCAAAGAATATATAACAGTTGATGAAAGAGTTGCAGAGTTTCACAATATGTATCCAAATGGTATGATTGTTACAAAACTTTTAAAGGTCGAAGATAGTCAAATATTATTTAAGGCAAAAGCTATACCAGATGTTGATAAACCAGAACGCTTTTACACAGGACACGCTGAAGAAGTGGTTGGCAGCAATCAAATTAATAAAACAAGTGCGTTGGAAAATTGCGAAACGTCAGCAGTTGGCAGATGTCTTGGTTTTTTAAACATTGGACTTGTAGGATCAATAGCTTCAGCAGACGAAGTTACTAATGCAAAAGAGCAACAAATGAGCATAAAACAAATGAACGATTCTGGATTGATGCCGATTGGTAAATATAAAGGTATGACTTGGTACGATGCGTATCAAAGCTCTGAAAATAATGGCGATAACTATTTTGATTGGATTATAAATATATCAAGCTGGGAAAAAGAGTGGAAAGATAAAGCACAAGAGGTTATGGATAAAGATGGGGAAGAATCTGGATTGGAGAAGTAAAGAGTGGTACGCTTTAATAACGAGTTTCGCAAAGGCACAGAGTTTAATGGGAGTGGGAAAGACACTAATGATAAAACGTCTGGTAATAGGAAGAAAGCCAAGCATCAACGAATTGACGGTGGATCAACTGAACAAACTCTTAGTGGAGTTGCGAAGGATATGGAACAAATCACAAGCGAAATCAAAGAAAACTACAACAAAATGATTACTATTTTAGATAACAATAGTTTAATTATAAAATCAATCAAAGAAGATTTGGAAGATATTAAAGAAAATTATTTGTAAATTGTAAAAAGGAAACCAAGCCAATGAAATATAAAACTTTTTATTTCACACCTCCGAAATCTGATGAACCAGAAATGGTCATTATCACAACAGAAGAACAAACTCTACGCCGTAGAGGTCAATTCCAAAAAGTATATAGAAGATGCGAATCAAAAGGTTGGCATATAGAGGAAATTAAAACAAAGGAGAAACAATATGTACAACAAGAAGTACATCCACAAACAGGCGAATTGGTCTGATAAAATAGATACATTTATTTTTTATTTTGTCATATTCTTTTTATTGTATTTAATAGGTCAAGTAATCCGGGCCAAACTGAACGGTTGGATATAGTTGGCTAAACGCTTCATAGATACTGCTCTTTTTTCTAAAAAATGGATACGAGAGCTTGATGTTGATATGAAGCTATTTTGGATATATCTATTGACTAAATGCGATCACGCTGGAATTTGGGATGTGGATATTGATCTTGCTGCCTTCCAGATTGGAGTTGAGCTTGATGAAACCACCATATTAAACACATTTAATCGTAAGATTGTTCCATTTAAAGATGGTAAATGGTTTATACCCAAGTTTATTGAATACCAATATGGAGAACTTAACGAAAATGTTAATACACATAAGTCAGTTATAAAGTTATTAACAAAATATGGATTATTTGTGGATAATCAACTGTTGCCCAACAGTTCAGCAACAGTACAAGATAAAGATAAGGATAAGGTTAAAGATAAAAAGAAGGATCAAATAAAAAAAATTAACTTATCAGAATTAAAAGAAAAATTCCCAAATAAAGACGTAGAGCTAGAGTTTGCTAAATGGAATGATTATATGCTATCAAAAGGAAAGACATACAGAAATTACGAAGCAGCATTCAGAAATTGGCTTCGCAATGACCAATTTGATAAAAAAGACTTTAAATCACATATAAGGCAATTTAAAAAAACAGCAACAGGTTTGTTTATAGCTTTTTGCAGTAAATGTAATAGGCATCACTATCCTAATGAATATCAAATAAAACAAAGCTCAAGTTGTTGTGGTGTTGATTGGTCGCCTATTAAAAAAGAATTATGATGAACCCAGAGTACATAGTTGAGAAATTACACAGAAGATGGCTTAAAGCAATTATGAATGGATTATCAGAGGAAGAAATACGTAAATATAAAATTGAATACATAAAAGCAATGGAAGAAAATGCCGAGAAAACCAAGCCGAAAAACCCTCGTACGAAACCTTGATAAAGCAGTATCACAATATATCCGAAAACGAGATCAATGGTGCGTTCAATGTGGCAGCACTAAAAATCTCACGAATGGTCATATATTCACACGGAAAAACTATTCAACACGGTTTGACATATCCGATGAAGGTAACTGTCATTGCCAATGTTGGTCTTGCAACTTTCGACACGGATTTGACCAATGGGAATACTTTAAATGGTACATTGACAAATTTGGACAAGAAAAGTTTGACGAATTACGAAGGCGGCATAAGACTGTGCGAAAATTTAAAAACCACGAATTACAAGAATTGCTAAAGGAAGTTAGTGAGCTATTATAACACAAATAAATTAAAAGGATTTGAGCTAAAAGAAGCTAATCGCAAAGCCAACACGCAAGAAGATAGAATATTGCAATTCTTTCAAAAAAATTCTGGCAAAAATTTTACACCAGAAGAAATACAATCATTATGTTTAATGGCAAACAGACCATTAACCTCAGTACGCAGAGCTATTTCCAATTTAACAAGAGAGGGTTATTTGCGGAAAACTAACCTTATGAAACAAGGAAATTACGGAAAGCAAGTGCATACTTGGGAATACAGAGGACAAGCAAACCAAGAGAAGTTATGGTAAACCACATACCAAAGGATAATTATGAGAGCTATATGCCCTAAATGTACAGGATCACACGTTCGTAAAAAAGGTGTGATATATTCCAAGTCTTATGAGTGCAACGTACAGCGTTGGAAATGTTTAAGTTGCGGTAAGCAATTTCAGACACCAATCGATTCCCCTAAAATTGATCTGCCTAAAATTTTATTATTTGATATTGAAACCTCGTTGTATCATTTTGTTGGCTGGGGAACTTTTAAGCAATTTATCAACTATCATCAAATAACAAAGCATCAATTTGTTTTGTCTTGGGCAGCAAAATGGTTATATGATGAAAATGTATTATCCGACATTGTTACACCACAGGAATCTCTAGATCGTGAGGATAAGCGTGTTTTAATGTCAATACATAAACTATTAGATGAAGCTGATATTGTTGTAGGTCATAATGTTGAACGATTTGATCTAAGAAAATTAAATTGGCGATTTATTTCACAAGATATTGAACCACCATCGCCTTTTAAAACTATTGACACCCTTAAACATTCTCGCAAAGAGTTTTTTGCACCTTCACATAAGCAAGATTCATTAACAAAATACTTTAAGCTACAACATAAGCTAGAAACAGATTTCCAATTATGGATGGATTGTGAAGATGGCAATAAACAAGCATTGAATAAAATGGAAGATTACAATAAGCACGATGTAATGGGATTAGAAGAAGTATATTTAAAGATAAGACCATACATTAAAAATCACCCTAATCTCGGTGTATTAATGGATATGGATGTATGCCCGAATTGTGGTTGTGAACATTTAGAGGAAACAGAATCAAGATATTTCACAACGGCTAATCAATTCCCTGTATATCGCTGTCAAGGCTGTAAAACACCGTATATTAGACACAAGAAAAACTCTAATTATGTGCAAACTAATTTAAGGAGTGTGCCAAAATGAAGTTTTTAAAGAAAAAAGAATATGACGAGTTAATTAACCGTTTAGATGAACGCAAAAAAGAAATTGAAGATTTAACCAACGAAAAATTAAAACTGCAAAAAGTAGTTGGTATGATGCACTTGATCGTTGAAAAGTGGAAAAATAAGAAAATAGGCAATTACCGGGCTGCTAAAGAGTTGGCTGCTTTTTTTGTTTCAAAAAATGACTGATCCTATAAACCCAGATTATTATAAAAAAGGAATTGAAACGACCAAATACATCTTGTCGCATAATCTTGGTTTTTGTGAAGGCAATATAATTAAGTACATTACAAGATTTAGGCAAAAGGGTGGTATGGAAGATTTATTAAAGGCAGAAAAATACTTACAACTATTAAAAGAAAAATATGCCAAAGAAAAAATACATTAAAAGACCATTCCCAAGAAAAGGAGTGGATTGGAATAAATTGAGGGCAAAACGAAATAATTTAAAAGAAACTAACCCTAAACCAGAAAAAGATAAGGTTTAGGCGTGGATATACTTAAAAAAGTAAGGTTTTTATTAGGTTGTTTTGAAAAAGTAACTTGGTTTGGCGACCTTTGCCCTCAAAAAATTAAGGGAGTGCTATGGAAATACAAGTAGATAATATTTATAGAATATTTGCTGCAAATCGTTGGTATTATGTTAAAAGTTTTAAATATCTTCGTAATCACAGGTTTCTTGCAGCCGTAGAAGAAAAGCATAACGGTAAACCAGAAGATGTTATAAGTATCAATGGCAGTATCAATAATATCATTATTGAATATATGAGTGAGTTTATGAGTACAGATGATACAAACGATTATCTTAAAGAAATGCAACATTTTTGGAAAAAAGATGCCAAATAAAGCTGCAAAACAACGTAAAAGAGAAAAAATGCTAAAGCGTAAAGCAATAGCAGAACACAAAGCAAAGAAACGAAGGGAGAAAAAAGATGGCAGAAAAAGTATATATTAACAGAAGCCGATTGGTTGAAAAGACTTTTGATAATGGTGGAAGCGTAATTAATTGCGGTTTTCCATTAGAAGAATTAGAGGCAATCGCTGAAAATGGTTACGTTAATATGACTATCGCAAAAAGGCGTGAACCATCGGATACAGGTGCAACACATTACGCATATAAGAACGAGTACAAGCCAAAAGACTTTAATTTGGAAGATAGTAAGCAAAACGAAAACGATCCTTTTTAATGGATGCCGTAGTAAAGTTAGCTGGTTCAATTTTATCCATTGGTGTTGGTACGGTCTTATTTGCGTTTGGATTAATGTTATTATTTGTAATTACAGATCAGATATATAAATACTTTATGAATAAATAATGGATCAAGGCTACAACGAAGAAGCTGCTGAACAAGTGGAAAAAGCGATTAAGAATTTAAACGTCTGGAAAAATTGTGTAGAATATTTGTATGAAAGAGATAATTACGATAAAGATGAGTTAAAATTTGCAGTTGCGACAGAAAAAGGATGGCTGCAACTAACTGATTTACAGAAGGATATAATGTTCTTTCACGTCATACAGGGTTT